CTGTCAACTATTATGTCGTAGGTTTCCGAGTAATTAAACCAACCCGGTATTTTAAAGTATGAGTGTTTCAATTATTTCTTTTTTGTAATTAAGCCCATGGCCCCTTTTGCACCCTTTATACCAAAACTCGCTGAACAAGCTATGTATAGAAGGTGTTTGTAGTAATCAGGAAGTGAGTGTAATGCCTCAAACCCTGCTTTTATGTGTGGTGTCCATCCGGGGATGAATACTGCCACCGCCGGAACCAACAGGCATATTAAAATTAGCTCGTCTTTCCAGCTCCCTTTCATTTGATCGACCGCTGAGGCCTCCCAACTAATTTTTCCTGCAATTTGAGCCTCTTTAAGGCTTTTCTGTGCCTTAATTTCAGTCAATGCTAAGTCTGCTTTCGCTTTTTTAGTCTCAACAAAGCCTTTTACTGCATTACCAACTAAATTTGACAGTGGGCCTATTAATAAATTAAGCATTTTTCTTTACTCCTTTAATTTTTCCTTTGTTTATGCTTGCATAAAACACTTTTGCACCTTCTTTCTTGCCATAAGTCTTTTTCATGGCTTTTTTTATCTTTTTACCCTTCTTGTTTAGGGGCATTTGTCCTCTGTCTAGCTACACTTGCTCTTAAATCTGCTAAATCATAGTCTTTTTGTAATTTTTTAGCGTCTAAAATCTGTTTATAATCAAATTGGTTCTCTTTTAAGCCTTGTTGTTCACCTTTTAGCTGAGCATCCATCTCCATTTCGGCTTGACGAAGTGCTAATTCTTGTTGTTTCAACAATACTAGAGGATCTACACTTTGATCTTGTAAGGCCTCTTGCTCTTCTGAAATCATTAATTCAGTGATCTTTGCTATTTCCTCATCAACCAATTGCATTTTTGCCATTTGTAGTTTTTGAATTTCTTCAGGCGGGACTTGATCACCAAATTTTCTTCGAAGATTCTCTGCCTCTTCGACTAAAGCACGTTCAACTTGTTGTTCTGCTAAAAAAGACACGTGTTGATTTATATGTGATGCTAAAGTTACGATAGCCATAGGATTACTTTTTACTAATGATGAAGATAAAAAAGTTCTATGAGCTTTTATATGTAAGGCATGATCTTGTTGAGGAAAGGCTTGTAGAGGTTGACCTCTGAGAGTCACACTATGTTCTAATGCTGCATTTGCTGGTTGAGGTCCTTTAGGAAGTGGTAATATCTGCTCAATATCTTTTACACCTAATGCTATGTACATTCTTCTATATGCTTCATAAAGATTATGCATTTGAGGATTGCTTTGAGCTAGTTGTAGTTGGTTTTGTGCAAGAGTCACACGTTGTGACATAGAAAATATATTTGGATCGGATACAGGTAGAATATCTATTGCATCTGCAAAATCTGCTTGTTTAATTTCTCTTGGTCCTCCAGAAACCGCATACGGATACGCCGGTGGTAAAACTAATTGAAATATTTTTGCTAATAATTGAAATTCTTTTTTCTGTGCGTAATGTAATCTTTTGTGAACGGCTGACATAACTTTTGTACCACGCTCCATCAAAGCCATGGTTGTGCCAACAGGAGTTTGTGAACTACCTATTTCTGATAGCTGCATGTCTGCAACAGTTGCAAATTGCTTTGCTGCATCTACACAAAAACCTAACAGTTGCATTAAAGTTTGATCTGGACCCTTATAAGGTAAAGGCATTAATGCTTCACGTATAATACCATTTGGTGCATCAACGTCTCTAAACTCACCGGGTTGTAGTGGTTGATCATCATCACGTATTCGAAGACCACGTGATTTAAATCCTGCTGGTAAGTTTGATAATGTCCCTGCATCTAATAATTGACGTAACGCTGAAGTGGCAGATCTTGTAAGACCACCAATCATATGTATTAAACCGAAGCCATAGAATCCTAAACCAGGTAAAAATTTGTAATGTACAAAATAATCATTTTTCTTTTTTAAAGGATCGTTTTGATTGTAGTTTCTGTATACCGATATAATTGTATTTGAACTTCTGTCAATAGTTACAATGTAAGGAAGCATGATACCACTTGGTTCACCATTTTTAGTATTCATATCTTCAAAACCTTCTAGGTCTAAATCGACATGCATTTCATAAAGTTCCACCATATCTTCGGCAGCGTATGAGCCAGGNGACTCACCATCAATCTGATCTTTTTTTTCTTGTAAGTCAGATGTGTCGGATCCATCATAACCTTCAGTATCAATGTCGAGATAAAAACCCGATACTTGTTTTTTTCTCAAATCATTTTTTGTCATTTTAACGACTTGTGTAATTCTTTCACAATCGTCAAGATCTGCACAACCGTAAGGAACTATCACATCCTCAGCAGGTATAAATTTTGATGTCGCTCTACCGGCTACTTCGTCATAATAAATTTTTTTAAATGCACTACCTGATAAAGGTAATTGAAATAATAACTGGTCCATCTCAGGATTGTAGTCTTCCATGACATGAGTAATCTCATAATTCATATAATCCTTGACTCGCTCTGCTGCTTGTTGAAGCTCGGGGGAGTTTGCTCCCACGACTTGTGTTCTTACAGGACCATCACTAGGTAAAAGTTCAACGTAAGCCATCGCTTGAAATTGTGTAACGGCTTGTGCTAGTACAGGGTGGTTGACACTTGCAGCACCACGAAACGGTCTAGTTCTCTCTTCATACTTAAAACCTAAAAGATCAAGACCCTTTGTATATGATTGTTCCCAATCTTCTCTTGTAGCTTTATCATTATCAACTTTTTCAATTAGTTCGTTTGATAAACCTTGAAGATAAGATGCGTCTAAAACTTCAGCTAGATTGGAGGAGAAAGATGTTTGTATTTGTTCTTGTTCAGGGTCAACAACAGCAGATCCATCATCTTCAATTATAATGTCTGGATTCTGTTGTCCTGTTTGTAAATCTACTTCTTGTCCTAGCTCTTCAACATTAATCTCTTCATCGCCTCCAGGGCCTATAGGGTTTTCATTTTGCGGTGTTGGAACGCTAGAATTAAACTTTTGTACCATTAATATTCTCCAAATATATCAGTAATTGAAACTAAACCATCAGAGGCAATTTTACCACCATCTTTTTTACCATAAATAAACATAGGACCCTGCTTGGTAGTTTCTTCAGGTAAGGTCAATGTAAACATTTTTACTCTCTGGGGATTATATTCGTCTATAATTATTGTAGCATTTTCTGCTTTATCTCCGTCACCTAAAGGCACAAGTTCGAATCCATCATCTTGTTTTATTTTAACGTAATATTCCATAGTCTGACCGGGTGCTATTTCTCTTCTCAAAACAACTTCATTCAGATTTGTACCTGCATAATCTAAAGCTATTCTTTCAATTTCAGTATCTAAAAAATTCTGTATAGCTTGAGGACTGTTGCCATCACCTCTTGGTTCAAAATCTTTTAATAGTTGAAAATCACCGTCTACGCCTTTATTAGAAATTTTTATTCCTTTGGTAGCTTTTGACGGATCTACAATTTCTTCAATTTTTAAATTATTTTTACTGCCTGTGTACTTCTTAGCGATGTTCTTCATTTCCTGCACTGTAATGTTGTCGTATATAGTTTTAAATTTTTTAGCTTCAGGCCCATCAGGATCTTTACCCCATCTTTTGTTTACTAATTCTGACGGAAAGATTGCTACTTTGTTTATGCCATTAGCCTGTGCATCTTGAATTGTAGCTTTAACCAAAAGATCAATATAATCTTTACCTTTGTTAAAAGGTAAAACAGGAAAACTTTGTACGGGTCTAAATCTTGCTTCATAAGTAGGGTTTGCATTAGCGAAGCGTTCAAGATCTTCTGTATTATCGACATCTAAAATTTTAATATTTTTAAGTTGATCCTCATAATTTGTGCCTCTGTTTAATTCAAACAGTGCATTAAACTTTTGTCTACCCTCTTCTTGTAAAGCTACTATTTTATTTTGGAAATCAGGATCTACAACTCTAGCCCTATTTTGATTTGCAATGGTTGTAATTCGCTCTTGAATTTCAGTCAATTCTTTAACCACATTAGGTGTTAATTGATCTGCAAAGGTAGGGTTGTTAGGGCGAACTAAATCAGAGGTTTCCATAAACTTTAACATGCTTTCGGGGTAATCCCTTTCTATTTTTTCAAGCATGTCCTGCATGTAAGTGTCACCTTGTGCAATTTGATTTTTTAATTTTTCTTTATAATTTCTTATCATCACTGCAGTGCCCTTCATTCTCTCTTGTTCTTTTTTTAAATTTGTTAACATGTCAGTTTGAATTTCTTGAATAGCAGCAACTGTATTACCATCTACGTCTTTGTAGTCAGCGACTCTTGTAAAAGCGATGACGTTAGGATCTTTGCCAAAATGTGAAGAGTTAAAAAATTGTTTTTCTTGACCTGGTAGTTTGTCAACATTAACCACTATTTCTCTGTAATTAGTCCCTTGACTGTCCAAAGGTTGACTACCTGAACCTTGATGAGTAGGTTTACCCATGTAAGCACCTAAACTACCAGGAGGTGTATTTGTAGCCGGTTGTCTTTTAATTTTTACTTCGATGTTTGCAATAGGCGAGTTTTCATAAACATCAATTAAATTTTGTTGAGTTAGTTTTGTATTAGGAAAAAATTTTTCTATGTCCTCTAAATAATTAAAAATACCTGCGTCCTTCATCTCTGATTGAGGCACACCAATTTTTCCTGTGTAATACTTTAGCCAATCTTTTGGTAAGGCACTCTTAGGTGCGTTTGGATTTGTAGTTGACTCTATAAAGAAAGATTTAAATGGAAAATCACCAGGATCTACATTTGGAACCATGGGTGTTGTGCCCGNTGCAGTAGGTATATCAGATACAACTTTTTTAGGTGTTAGCAAGCCAGGAACTTTTCCAAATATTTTAAATAAATTACCCGCTCCAAAAGCTTGTAAGTTGCCTGAGTCCACCGCTTTTTTAAAAAAGTCGTCATCCATAGCAGGATCAGGTGCGAACTGTTGTTGATTAATATTTTGCAACGGATCACCGCCAATGGCCATGCGTACAGGACCGCCTCGATTGAAAAAACTAAAATCAGGTGTTCCTGCAGCTATTTTTCCCATAATACCAGCCAAAGGACTTCTTTTTCCAAGTGGCCCTGTCTTACCTACAAACTTTGGTTCTTTAATACCTAACTCACCGTCCCTAATATGATCTAACCAATATTGTTTTAGATCCTCTAGTGTTGGTTCATTACTAAGATCTGCGCCTAAAACAATGCTTGGTTTGGATTCTCTAATTTTAGTTCTCTCGCCTTCATCAAATTTTTCAATTTTTAATAATTCACCCTTCTCATCAACTCTATTAGGAAAAGCACCTTTTAATAATTGTGCTACTTGAGGATCATCTATTTTGTGTATAGAGGTAACAAGTCTTTCTCCAAATTCATCATT